GAGTCATCGCTGTGGTTATAACGTAGCTGCCCAGTCGAGGCGCTGTCGTTATCACCAAAATAAAATCCTGAAATCGTGGCCGTTGTCCCTGTTGATGCCGTCTGAATCAAAACGATCGCATCGTTTGATACCCCAGCGGCTGTGTTCCTGACGGCCAGCTGGTGGTCTGAACCAGTTGAGCCTATGTTTAGCGCGCCGGTCATTGTTCCACCAGCAAGCGGCAGGTATGCACCAAGGTCCGCAGAGGAGATGAAAGGGATATCATTTGCGCCGTCGTAGACGTAAATTTTCCAGCCATTTGGGACCGAGTTGTCGATCCAAACTGTACCGGCCACAGCATAGGATGGTCGCTGTGGACCGATATGGCTTGAGTGGATTGCATCGCGCCAGCTGTTGATCTGCTCAGAGAGACTCACGCCGTCGTCGACGTCTGGGATTACGTTAATGTTGAACTGTGTCATGTTTTCCTCTTACACGTTGGATTTCAGAATTGAATTCATATACTGCGAATCGCTCGAGCGAACTCGCGCGGATGTTGCTCGGGTCGTGCCTGTTAATTGGTGAGGCAAAGTCTGTTCCTCCTTGCCCCAACCGCGCGCAATCCAGTCGAACTGACGCGAAACGTCTGTGCCGTTCTTATCTACAAATGAAATATTGAAACCAAAACGATCTTTGGCATAGACGACTGCGCGGTCACCCTGCTGTGCGGAGTCCTGTGTAATGCCCAGAGCTGGTGTCTCAAAATATGGTGGCTCGAAGTTGACTCGTAACCCTGTGGCCGGACATTGGATGTCGTAATCGCCGTCGACGCGAATCCTTGCACTTGCTTGAATGCTTGCCCTATTGATCTTGACCCCGATATTTGGGTCGCGTGAGGCAACACAAAGCCTGAACTGGAAAACTTGGCCGGTATATTCGCCGGCGTAAAACTTGCGCCATGGACTAAATGGTGCGTTTCCTATCAACAGGTTCGGCTCGACGTTATCGAGCGTAGGCCAATCCTTTAATAAAAGGGTTGATTTCGCAGCTCGCAATTCCAGCCAAGCGTCCCATTGTTCTCCCACCAGGGCTGCGTCAATTGCGACACCGCCGACAATAGCCTCGGCCTCGATCTGCGCGGTGAAAGTAATCGGCTGAATCTGGCGAAAGTCCAGCGCCTCCTTAAAGTTATATATCCCCGTCGGCGCATAGGTTCCATCTGGCAGGGTTATCGACTGGATATAACCGTGATTTTTAAGTGTGGGTTTTACCTCTGCGAGAATCGGCCACTCAACCAGGAAGCGCTTAACCACTGCTTCCATCCCGTTGATAGGACCGTCCCAGTAGGTATTCTCGATTGTTATCAGCTCGATGTCATCGGTGAGGGTAGCCGTAGGAGTGATGGCCATGGTCGCACCCTCGGAAATATTTCCCATGGTGTCGACGGTCTTTACAAAGTAAGTCCCAAGCCGAGCCGGGACAGTTAGCGAGGTCGATGCGTAAGGCTGACGACTTGCAATAATTGTCGCACTGTGGAAGTCTGCTCCATCAAACCTGGGCGAGTAGCGAACGATGTAATGAGAAACGTCGTTCGATGTTGACTCACTCCACTCCAGATAGATCGACTCCTTGCTGCGGATGTCGAGGTCAAAATATTCTGGTGCCAGTGGCTTGATCTTGTCGCCGACCGGCGTGATTGTGACTTGTGGGGAGACGTTTGGCTGGATTTGCGCGCCAGAAGAACCAAGGGCAACGACAGCAAATGTCTTTTTTTCCCCTATGAGTGCGGTCGCGTCTCCACTATCCTCCACAACCTTTACGTCTTTATATGCAAAGTAGGACAGCTCTTTTGTAGTCGCAATTTGCACCCAGATATTGTCCTGGAGCTCATACACTGCGTAGCCGGCAGGCATCACCCCGCCAGGTCGAGTCCAAGACAAAGCGATAGAGATGTAGTGGTAGCGATTGACAACAGTATCGAGTTCGTTTGCCTTCAGGTTTGTCACAGGTCCTGGGCGACGGTCGTCAATTGTGGTGATCAGCGGGTCGTAGTTAGGGATAGGCGCGCTCTCCGCTGTGTAGATGCCTGGTGCATAACTCACCAGCTCGATCGATGCGGCCAAGTCTCCTGACGGCGAGATTGACTTGACCAGGCAATCCATTGTCACTTTTTCAAGTACCCCGTAAACAGAGAGCATCCCCTCTGACAATTTGTAGATGTCACCGGCGACCCTGAGTTTATTGATGTCTGTCTGGTCCACAATCATCAAATCGACCTGTGAGTTGTCAGACACCCTCACCCGCAGGTAGTGACCCGCCTCGGCGTTGACAATGTCGTCATCGAATGTGATCACATCAGAACTGATGCTCTTAATTCTCGCCCAGCCAGAACCGATCTTTGGCACATCGTGCGAGATTCTGACAAGGTCGCCTCTGGTGGCCAGAATGTTCTCCACACCAGTCGTGATGCTGAAAGTCTCGCGCCTGAGTTGGCCCTGTGCCAGTGATCTGCGGCCAAGTCTGTATGCCTGGCTGTAAGAGGTCACGCCGACCAGATCGAGTGAGTCAAACTCCGTGGCGTTGGATGCGTTGTAGCCGTCATCGTAAACAATGATCTCGCGCCCCTGCCACTCTTGCAGCGGGTCAATGTATTGGACGCGCAGAGCATGTGGCTGTCTGAAATACGCAAGCGTTGATCTGAATCCAGACGAGTTTCTCGGCGTGAACAGCTGCACTGGGTAGCTGCGTGGCCGGTCGACTGAGATGGAATACTTGCCTGAGCGCAGTGCTGGAGTGGCATCCCCAATACTCGACAATAATTTCAAGACTTGCCAGGCCGTGGTCTCACCGCTGATCACAATGTCGCACTGATTGCGAGGGGACTTCGGGTCGTTTGTGTCTGGTGCATCACACCAGTCCGCCCAATCCTTTATCGCATCCATATCGACCCGATCGATCGATGCTTTGGTCACTGCGGCCGTACCTATCAGAACATCCAGGTACGCCCAAGCAGGATTTCTGGTCGCCTTTTCAACGAAACTGTTTCCATTCCAAGACCGCAAACGTGATGTCGCAATCGCTGTGAAATTACTCACAACACCATTTAGCTGGTCATTTGCCAGAATCCGCATTTCGACGATTGTGTGTGGATTCTCAGGCGCAATTGGCGCGCTGTCCTTGACCGAGCGAATGCTTGAGATGTAGACATCGTCCTGCGTGTACCGGTCAACAGAATCGACCGAGAGCCTGGCGATCTGGAACTCGTACTCACCAACCGGTAGATTCAAACTCAGCGATGTTGTGAATGGTTTCTGAGTCTTGTTGGAGACAGATAGTTTTTTCTCTATTTTGTTGTAAACAGGCTGTCTGTCGTTGATGTAATCAACGTAAAATTCTTTTACATAGTATCCACCATCATTCTCCCAGGCCTCTTCGTACCGGACGAGTGTGATGTTTTTTCCGTTTGGCTGACTCGATGGATTTGGGAGTTTAGTGACAGGATCATAATTAGGCCCATTGTTTTGGCTGAAATCGTACTCACCGCCTGTGGCGCGCCAATACGCCTCGTAGTAGAAATCCGCTGGTGCATCAACACCTGGTCCATCAATGGTGTGCGTTGCTTTCCAGTATGGGATCCAGGTAGATGTGCCGGCCAAGCGATACTGAATATTGAGGGAGACTTCTGCCGTCTTGAGGTCGCCGTTTTTCTGGTCGACAATCGCAAGGCCCTGGGGGAAGTTGAAGTCCAGGACGAAAAGTGTGCATGCCGGGGCCGATGTGACAACCCGCCAGCCGTTATACAGCAGCTTCTGGGCCAGCCCATCCTGATAGACATCCTTATTGTAAATAGTCAGCGCATCACCCTTTTTAAATCTCGGGTGGACCTTATATTTGACGTTCTGGTAGCTGGTCAGCGGGTTCTCACCAATCCTCAGGTCCTCGAGGTCAAGCGGTCCGTATCCAAAATCAAAAAGCAGATACAAGTATTGTTTATCCCCGACAGATGCAACATAAGGTCTAGCCGCATAGGTCGGAGCCATCTTTACTCGGCCATAAACTCGAGGAACAGGCTGATATTGTTGATTTGTGTTTGATGCAGAGTTCCAACTAAAAACGTCTGCCTCAGCTGATTGCTGGCCCAGTTCGGGCATGCTTGCAGATGGTGGTGGAAATATTGCATTGAGCGCAAGTGACGCAACCATTGAGGCGGCAGCAACAGCCACCGCACCCGCGACAAGTGCGGTCACCGAACCCACACCACCAAACATCCCGGCAAACGCTGCACCACCCGCACCCATCGTGAAATACGAGACGACCACCACAACCGCGATCATGGCGATGGTTTTCAATATATTCCCAGCATCCCCCTGGGGAGTCACCAATAAAGTGATCGGACAGTTTTTCTTCAGACGCACCTTGCTCCACATATTGCGAGGCACAACCTTGTCGCCAATCTTGACCACCATGTACTCGGCCAGCCAGGTCTCATTGACACATGCGCGCATCA